ATTGGTAGTCTGTCCATTCTTAAACTTCCATTGAGAACATCTATTGCTGTCATTTTAACAACACAATCTTCAACATCATATGGTATAGTAGTATCACCTGCATAACCCTCTCCACCATATCTATATGTAACTCTTACTCTATTCTTTCTTAAAATTGAAAATATAAAACCTCTAAGATGTATAACACCTCTTTCATAGTTTGCATCATACCATTGAGAGTTTCCAATTATATTTTCCCAAGTAGATGAAGATCCCTGCCAAATTTCTATTTTATCTCCTTCTGATGTATTTAAATCATATACATTTCTGTGTTGTAAAAATACTGGAGTACCCCAACCAAAAGTATAAAGTAATGGTAAATCATGTAATTCTCTTGTCTTGGTTTTTAATCTCCAAGCATGACCTGTTCTTCTGTCAAACTCATCTTCTTTTCGATTTATGATTTTTTCAATTTGAGCCTTATTAGGAATACTAGTAGCAGTAATGGGGATTCTGAGCAAATCTGCAACATCTTCAACTGAACAGTAGGTTGTAGCCATGATAGTGTTGAGGTGATATCGTATTTAAATTTACTTAAAGACGATAAGATATTCAGCATCTCCGGTTATATCACACCTGATACCGTCTTCAAATCTTCTATGAATTCTTCCATTATCTTGAACTTCCTCACCAAATACTGTAAATACTATAGGTGCAGAGTTTGTAGTTCCATTTCTTAATATAATTTTAGAACCAGATGAACCTTTCTTTGTAACTTTAACACCAACTACTACCCCATGTCCACCTTTTACAGTGGCATCAGAATTGACATTTGCTACATCGTGGTTAAGTTCTACCATAATGAGTAATCTATGTGTTCATATATAAACTTTATTGAGAAAAAAAAAGTCGGCTATTTTGGACTCTAGTAGCCTATGACTAGAAATTCGAATACTTTGTTTGCTATTGAGGTACTGTTTGCTACTTCTGCAAATACTGCACCTGCTGAGCCACCTACGGAATAGAGTTTGATTTTCTCATTTGCCTTGTCATATTCTACTTTGTATAGTGAATCGGTAAATTCCGGAATCACTGCAACGAGTGTAGAAATTCTTCCCTCTTTGAGGTCGGCTGCCACTCCGTTGGTTGCATATGCATCAGAGCCACCTGCTGTGACTTTGACTTTATATACTCGCAATTTTGAGGTTAATGCTGCTTGCCATGAAAGTGTCTTTCTGACGTTAGCATTAGTCCAATCTGCTGTACTGACTGTTACTGCCATAACTATTGAAATCAGTTATCTTTTATAAAGTTTCGCTTATATGTGTCTATTAGATTCTGTATTATTCTCCTTCTGTATAGGTTTTGAGGAGATGTTTCAGGTATTCTTTCTATGATAACAATCCAATCAGCATAGTGTTGTTCCCAAGTTTTATCGTCACCGTACATTATGGACACACCCTCGTTTGAGCTGTGTTAGGATTAACACAATCAGGTCTATCAAAAGGAGAATTTGTGCTTGGTGTTGGATCATGGAATGCCAAACCAAACATCATTATAGAGAAAAATAAAATTATAGGAACTATCCAAATCCATTTTGAAAAAATTGGAATGTCTCTATGTGACATAGATATATTTACAGGTTCACCTATTTAAGGGTTAAATCTTTTGATAGATGTCCTTTAGGATAAGCTTTTCTTTCTTTCTCTGTTAGAGGTACGTTCATTATATTATATGATATCTACTAAGCTATAAGCATTTCCCCCCTTAGCATACGCTAAGAAGTGTTCAAAAAAAAAGAAAAAGTATTTTATTCTAGAGTTTGATATCTCTAATCTTTCCTTGTGACTTGAAGTGACGACATACAGTTTCGCCCATAGTTCTGAACACACCTTTCTCAACAAATGCATTGTTAACAAATGGATAGCCCGGTGAACGTCTGGTTGCTTCATAGTATTCAGTTGGGATAGCAACTTGAATTCCAATTCTTGGATATCCGTAGCCTTCTGCATCAGAAGTATCTAATGCGAATAATCTACCGATTTCTGCTGAGTCGGATCCGTTACTTGGTGCATCCTTTGATGGGATGAATGGGATTCCATAGATTGAATCTACGTGAATTCCGACACCGGTTCCTTTGAATGTTTGAATTCCGTTAACGTCGACTTGTACTAATGCTTCACCGTATGGGTTTGGAATACGGACTGAAGGCATATATAAGCCTTGTATTTCGGAGTAAACTTCGTGCGAACCTAGGAATACGTTTGGATCTTTACCTGCTGCAATACGGATCTTTCTTAAGAAAGTACGTAGTGTATCGTCGGTAAGGACACCGTTAGTACCAATGGTACCTGAAGCTGATTCTACTGTTGAGTCGAAATCGGTTCCACTATCTCTGTCAATGGTTGCGTTTGCAGCCCATGGATCATAGTAACCACTGTGTGAACCACCTAGTGCATCTTCTTCAGCATCGCTGGAGATGATTCTATCTAAGGATTCGAAGTTGCTGTGACCTGAGTTGTTTCCAGAAGCACCTGCTGCTTCTGATTCTACGTCAGCCAATAACATTCTGTTTAGGAATTCTTTGTGTTGTACAGCCATGTACAATCTGAGTGAACCAAGTCCACCCCAGATATCATCTTTAGAGTGTGTAGCCAACCATTCCATAACTTCAGATGCACTGAAAGGCAACTGAGCTGTTTTTGGACGTACATCAATTTCTTGAAGTGTTGGTTTTACGGTCTCTGCGATGTTTCCTCCCTCTGCTGTACCACCTAAAGCAGTGTTGCCTTGGTTGGTATTAAGGGTTGGTTTTGCTGTAATTACACGCCATCCAGATTTATCCCATGGATATTTTGGTAAGATACCAAATGCATTTGCTTCAAGGTTTAATTGAGCCCATGCGTATGCTCCAAAGATTGCGTTGAATGTACCAGTTGTTGATGTTGTAACTGGAGAGTCTGCTTTTCTTAGGAGGTTTCTGTTATAACCATAGTAGAGTGCTTCGAGTTCATCAATAGTTTTAATTGCAACCATTTTAGAATCCTCTTACCTCTTCTTCTGAAGGTTTGTAGTATTTCCCTGCAAGAATGTCTTGTGCAACTTTACTTAGTCCTTCATAACCTTCTGTTCGTGCATCTTTCAAGATTGGTGAATAATCTTTAGAAGATTTTTCAATAGTCTCGAGTGCTGCACCCGGTCTTGGAGTTTCTGTTGTAAAGCTGTGTTGAGATTTTGTGACCAATTCGGCTTTCTCTTGCATTGCTAATCCACCATTATCGCCTTCAGGTTTCTTTTCACCAGATCTGTCATCATCTAATCCAGATTGGATAGAGTTTGATTGATAGGTGTTTGGAGTTTTTACTTGTGCTCCAACATCGTCTCCACCTTCGGAACCTGATGGTTTCAATGGTAAGTCGGTTGGGGTCTCAAGTGCTTTAAGTCTTCCATCAATTGATTTGATTGAAGTTGCGACACCAGTTTGTCCTTCTGCGAGTGATTTGATTTGCTCTACAAGGGAGTCGATTGAAGTTTTGATAGCATCCTTTGGATCATCCTTTTCGTCTTGGTCGTCAGCTTTGACTTCCTCGACAGGTTTTTCCTCTACTGGAGCTTCTTTCTTCTCTTCGTCTACAATTTTCTTGTCAGAATCGCTCATGTTATTATTATATTTAACTTTTTCGGGGTTTATATATTTTTCTGTTTCTACATCTTGAACCGGTGAAACTTGATTTAATATCTCATTTCCTTGTTGTGCAGTGTTAAAACCACCTAAACCTCTTACTCCACTACCTCTACCTTGAGTTGCTGCATCCTTATTAGATTCTTCAATAATATCTCCATGTTCTGGATTTTTTGGTTGTGGATGACCTGTTCCTTGAAAATCTTCTTTAATTTTACGTCCAGAGCTGGAATTCTCGTCTACATCTTGATTATACATACCGTGTGTGTTCTGATCAGTCTCAGCATCTGATACGCCTTCTTTACCTTGATCACTATCATGTGGGTGTTTATGTTCTGTTCCATCATCATGTTTTACGAATGAACCTACTATTTTCTCTGCTTGCTCATGTGTTTTTCCATCTGCTACTAGTTTTGCTACTTTACCTTCAAATGTATCTGATTCTGATAGGTTAGCATCTTTAGTTACAGCACATCCAAATTTATCACAATTTATCTTCATTTTACCATTATCTAAAACCTTACCACCTGTCATTGCTTTTGCTAGTGGATTAAAGTCAGTTATTAATGCTAATGGAACTGCTGGGTCTTCACAGACTGCTACTTCATAATGTTCTAAATCTTTTAATGCATATGCTACTGAACCATCTTTCATAGTGATTGGTTCTCTTTCTGCTTTAGTTGCACCTCCAAATGACAAGCCTTTATACTCACCAGTTGTTATTTTCTTCCAAATCTCATCATCTAACTCATAATTCTTATGTATTTTACCTGTAATTTTTATAGCTGGTATTTCAACACCTGCTTCATCTTTAATCTCTAATCTTGCAAAATTAATACCTTTTCCAACTACTCTATTACTATGTGTGTCTGTAATAGGTGCACCTCTATCCATCCATACAGGTAGGACTTTCATTAACTCATCTGTGACTGTAATCTCATTTTGTTTGTCTCTCATTTGTACTGTGAGTATTCCTTCAAAGAATCTCTCATCAGAATTAATTGCTTCGAGACTTTTAGTTATAGTTTGATTAAAAATCAAAGGATCCATACTACTAACAATTCATTCATTAAGTATATAAAGTTTGATAAAAAAAGGAATGTAGGGTGGGTAATTTACCCAAAATATTGCCTACTCTTACTCTTTCTTTGCTTTTGAAACAGCGAAGTCTGCTGCGAAACCGGTAGTTAGACCTATTAAGCCTAGACCAACCAAACCAACTCCTTCTACTGCAATAGTCTGTGAGACTGCAATTGCAGCGAATGTCGAGATGATTAGAGCACCTGCGAGCTTTCTTGCTGAGTATGCTTTTTCCTCAGAGTTCAAGTAGCCTCTCAAAGTGTTCAAGCCTGCACCAACGACTGCTGCTACAACAGTGATTAATACTGGATCGACCATGTCAGCTCAACAGAATACGGTTATATAAACTTTATTTAAAAACTAGGCATAGGAAGCAAAACTTATCATGGAACTCTTTTATCCATTCACAAGAACGTTTATTTTCTTTTTTTGTCAACCTGTTTACCCCATTCGGATGCTTCTTTAGATATAGCAAGACCTGTTACAAAGGCTGCTGAAATTAATGCAATTAAGAGAGACATCTCAAATGTAACTCCTACATCATATATGGATTCGGCTACATTACCACCCACTAATGGAGAGAAAAATGATACTCCAAAGTTTCCAGTTATCCGGGCTGCTGATCTTGCTACGTTCATATAATAATCATATATTTCTAGTATATAATTATTCCATCTTTCTTAGAAAATTCTTACTTACTAATTCTAAAATAATCTCTGGGTCTGAATTCACGAGGTCAAAGAATAACATATCTGCGTTAGAATGACCAGAGTAGTGACCACACACATAACAAATCCATAATTCATGAACATCGTCTGTGTAACCATACATATTTTTACCACATGAAGAACAATTCTTCTTGTCAGTCATGAGAAAAAAAGGAATCGTTTATTAATAAGTTTTTCCACATCGTAATATGGCAACTACATTCCATGTATATGATTCTTTCAGTACATATAGAAAACTATATGATAAAAAATCAGATTCAATTTTATTTGAAGCTGACATAACCGATTGTTATATTAAAGGAGAACATCTTTGGATTGTAACAAATACAAACTTGGAAAAAGAAAGACCACAACTAAATAGAACTATAGTCCATTTTAGAAATAATGATATAAGTAAATATGAAGAAGGTGATGAAAAACTTGTAAAGTATAAAGAGTCTAGATATAATCCAAAGAACGACCAAATAGAATTTTGCACAAGACGTTTTAGAAAACCCATGATGGTTATGAGAGTTGGTAGGTTTCATGGAGACAAACCAAAGAAACCAGTTAAACTAGATTGGACATATAGACTATACGATATAACATCTGATAGAGTAAATTTGGTGCTATTAGATGGTTAATCTCGATTTTCTTTCATTAAAGTCATTAGGTTTAACAAATCAAAAGTTAGACGATGTGGTTGATAGATTAGAAAGTATACAAAAACTCTTAGAGTTATTATTAACTCCACCTGATCTTAAAGAATATGAAAAATGGAAATTAGAAAAAAGAAAGGGTCTCTAACGTTTATTACCTAACTCTTTACCCATTATATGCATCCAATCTTTACCATGTCTCTTTCTCATCTTTATCCAAAATGGATCTGCACCAAACATACCACCTTTCTTATTATACTCTTTCATTACTTTTGCTATTCTTCCATGACAAGTTCTACAGAATCTAGCATTGATTTGTTCAATGTTAAATTGATACTTTCCACAAAAATAACATAGACCATATATTTTATCTGTGAGTTTAGCTAAAAGTGGTTCTCTACCTCTTTTACCTGCACATTCTCCACATATATCACATACGGTTGCTATTGACACATCTCTCTTGAAACAGTTTATGCAGATAGCTTCTTTATAGTTATCTACATGGGTATATTCATCTGATTGATGTTTATCCCAAAGTTTCTTTGTTAGGTCGTTTGATTGTGAATTATTATCTAGCTTAGTTGCCATTATTGACCTGCCAACTTTATTTGTTTAATTGCGTTTTGCAAAATAACAAATCCGTTACTACAACTATAATGATCAACACATTTCTCTGGTACTAGTTCTTCTAATTCTTTCAAAGAATCTGCGACTAGTTTATAGTTATCAGGTTTGTTAATAGGTTTAACAACTGCCTTCTCAATCTCTTCAGCTAAATCTTTATTCTTCTTCTTCTTCTTGAATACCATCGTTCCACCTCCCTTCTGTTTCATCTGTTTTATTTTTCAATTGTTTGGTTCTTTCTTCATCTTCCCATCTTCTTTGTTCTCCTAGTTCATTCTTTACACATTCTCTTGCTTGACGTACTGTCATACGTGCTACCTTTCGAAGTTGTTCTACTGTTTTGGTTTTTGTCCAACCATAATCAAGTGAATCTTGTAAAGTGTTTTTCACTAGTTCAAAGTTATCTGGTGTGATACCATCTTTGAAATTAGTTGTTAAATCTAAATCATTCTTTCTTACCTTTCCACCACCTCTAACAGATGCTGCTGGTTTCTTCTCAGGTGATCCTTGCATCATACCACCTGCTCTTGATGGTCTTTGGTGTTTTGGTTCACCTTCAAATCTTTGTTGTTCTTCTTGTGGTGCAGCAGTTCCTCTACCACGTCCACCCGGTTTCTTTGTTGTTTGACCTTCTGCTTCCATCATATCTGTAATTGATATAACTGGATCTTTACTTACTTTGAATTCACCTGTGTGTGTTCTTGTAATTTCAAATCCTAAGTTTTGTAATGCAGTCATGTTTTCAATCTCTACACCTTGAATTTGTAGATCTCTTAGTTTATCTGTTTCTTCACCTGTCTTTAATTTCAAATCCCAATCGTCAACACCTTGTAATAATGCTAATTTTTTAAAGAATGATTGTTGTAATACATCTTGAGCCCATTTTACTGCTCTGTTAGTGATAGTTACTTGCAGACCTTCTTGTGACCAACCAGTAGGAAGTTCACCAAAGTACAAAGGTAGCACACCATACACTGCACCAATGATCATTCTTAGTTCTTTTCTAATTGCTGTGAATTCTAATTCTTTTAATGAACCTGTAAAGTCTAACCACTGTGCCATATTCTTTCCACCTTTATCACTTTCTACAAGTAATGGGTGAATCATATAAGGATCTTCAGTTGCTTTCTGTTCTAATGCATCCCATGATTTTCTAAATGTTTCATAGTTACGAGAAGCAATAACTAACATACCTCTTGGTGGTCTCATCTTATCAAAGTATTTTCTAATATACTCATCCATGTGTGATAGAGCCATAACTTTAGACCAAATAGAATAAATTGGAGAGAAACCATAAATTAATCCGGGCTTGTATTTACCTGCTTTCCAAATAATTTCACCTTGTCCATAGATAACTCTCTTTGGTTGTGGTATACCTACGGAATAAACAGAGTTAACTTCTGCAACTGCCTTTAATGCTATACTGTCACAACGGTCACATCTATTAGTCGTTAGACGTTTATCACGGTGTTCGAAACGTGGGCACACGTAAACAGCATTATGTTTATCATCATAACCAATTCTACCATCACTGTCAGCAATCATAGCAACTTGTGGTGGGTCAATGCGAAGCAGTTCTTTAATCTCAGTCTTCTTTGGGTCAATTTCACCAGTTGCATCATTAATAAAATAATTTTTCAAAACAAGCAGGTATGCGTTGTCGGCTATTTCTAAATCTCGTTCAAGCTGTCTAGCGATGTCCTCGAGGGTTTGTTCGTTTCCATTAACCGAAGTATTCAACATATCTTCTAAAATTTTTCTATGCTCAGGGTCTGGTCTAACTAAATCATTAGAACCACAATTATCACATTGTAAAGGCTGTGCCGTTGGCAATGCTTTGTTGGTTCTGTCTGAACCGATTGCCGGATGCAAACTTTCATTGGTTTCGTGAGGTTGGTCATCTGCTACATTCTCTGCTAAAGGCTTGTATTGGAACTCTTTAGCACAAACTGTGCATTTATACTTGAATTTCTCTGTAATCTCAAATCCATTCTTGAAAATCTCACGATTCAAGGTTTCAATTGGAATTCTTAAAGAGTCAATATTATCTGCTAACTCATAAATCATAATTAATGGGAATGGAAATATCGGGAGTTTGGCACCAGTATCAGTGCTCATATAAGGTTGAGCAATAGATGGTCTTACTGTAGACTCTGTATAGGATTTATTAACTCCTCTAAGGCTTTTAAATGCATTAGTTAAATTATCCTTAAATCCCATGCATTATCTCAATAGTCAGTGTATATAAACTTTGTTAAAAAAATGTTAAAAAAGTGTAACGTTTACGCACAATTGCATTCTTTATCATAACATTCTACACATCTTGCTTCAGATGTGCATACACATTTACAATCCTTACTTGAGGATGTTTTAGGTAACACAATTTCATCGTTTGCTATTTCTTCAGACATTAAACTTTAAAAGAACAATGCCTATATAAAGATTGGTAGTGGTGTGAGCTTTAGCATACTGCAAACGCAGTGGACTGGTGTTGCGAGCCAGCTACCTATAAAGTATTTATAAGTGTTGTTATTTAGAATCTTATGGAAGAGATAATAGGCAAGGGTGCAGATTTCTTTTTAAAATGTTTTAAACATCAAACACCTGATGAAGTTCCATATATGTCAGCAGAAGACTTGGATGTATTTCTTGGTGCATTTGCTGGTTTACTCGAAGCATTGGCTGCAATAATTAAAGAAGAGAACCCTGATCAATATCAAACTATGGTTAATGCTTTAGAGAAGGTGGCGTTAAAATAGTAGATTTTGATTCAACAGACTATGAAGAACTATTAAATTGGTTCAGTCTAGCATTTGGTAAGGATA